CTCTTCTTTTTTTGCGTGCAGGTTTGGCACAGGGGTATAATGTTCAGCTATGGGTAAACGTGGTCCCAAAAGTGTGAAGAAAAAAGGATTGCCCGCGCAGGGTAATATCCCCGATCCACCTAAATGGCTCGATGGTGTGGGTCTTGTGGAGTGGATTCGGGTGCGTGATTTGCTGCAGTCTCGCGGACTCCTTAGTGCGGAAGACTGGGCGATCCTTAATGTCTACGGCGGTTCGATTCAGATGATGGACCGTGCCGCATGCGTTCTAGCGGAGCACGGGATAACATCCATAGCGAAAAATGGGATGGAAATACAGCACTCAGCCGTGGGGACCTTCAATAAAGCCGGCGAGCAAATGATTCGTGTAGCGGCGAGGCTCGGATTGTCTCCCGCAGATCGTGCATCAATGACGGCACCAGATAACAGCACGGAGGCAAATGGGAAGGGCGCGAGGTTCTTCAAGGTCGTCCGATAGCTCACGGCTGGCGGGCGTTATGAAAATCTTACCCAGCTACGACCCGTGGCGAGGAGCGGTTGACTACGTATTCGACGAACCTACCGCACGTCGCGCCATCTCATTCTTCAGCGACATGCTCACTCACGTCGAAGGGCGATGGGCCGGCAACCCGTTCAAGCCTGAGTCGTGGCAGCAGGCGATTATCGGCAACCTGTTTGGCTGGCGACACAAGCGAACAGGGGTTCGGCGATATCGCGAAGCGTTTGTCTACGTCCCACGCAAGAACGGCAAGACTAATCTCATTGGCGGTACGATCAACTACATCTTCCACTGCGACAACGAGCCAGGGGCACAGATATACCTAGCGGCTGCTGAACGCGATCAGGCTTCTTTGTGCTTCAATATTGCGGCGCAGATGAATTACGCAAACAGCGAACTTCTTAACCGTTGCGATATCTACCCAGGTCGCAAACAGATCGTAATGAAGTCGCACCTGTGCAGCGGCAAGCAGAGCGAAATCAAAGCAATCTCTGCGGACGCAAACACCAAGCACGGATTCAATATTCACGCAGCCGTGATCGACGAATTACACGCGCAGCCCAACCGCGATCTTGTAGACGTACTACAGACGGGCACTGTTTCTCGCGTGCAGCCGATTATTTTTCACGTAACAACCGCAGACTTTGATAGACCGAGTATTTGCAATGAGAAACATGATTACGCTTGCAAAGTTCGTGATGGCATTATTGACGATCCTAGTTTTCTCCCTGCAATATGGGAAGCAACCATAAACGACGATTGGAAGCACCCGGACACTTGGAGGAAAGCCAACCCCAACTTTGACGTATCCATTCCGTTTGAGTACATGCAGCGCGAATGCCAGAAAGCTCAGGATTCCCCAGCGTACGAAAATACATTCAAGCGGCTCCATCTCAACATCAAGACACAGCAAGACGTGCGCTGGCTGTCGATGGATCGTTGGGATAAATCCGATGCGGAACTTCCCGTACTGGATGGCAAGCCGTGCATTGCGGGGCTGGACCTTGCCTCCACTTCCGACTTGTCTGCACTCGTGCTATTCTTCCCCAGCGACTCAGGACCACACTATGTTGTACCCCACTTCTGGCTTCCGATGGACACAGCCACGAAACGAGATCGCGAGGATCGTGTTCCTTACCTGCAATGGATCAATCAAGGATTTTTGCGAAAGACTGATGGGAATGTGACAGACTACGACATCATTCGTCGGGACGTTAATGAACTCCGCAAAAAGTACAACATCAAAGAGATTGCCTTTGACCCTTGGAACGCCACCCAGCTTGCCAACCAATTGTCGCAGGATGGCTTCGAGCTGGTGAAGTATGGCCAGTCGATGGCGAACATGAACGAACCATCCAAGAGACTAGAGAAGCTCATCGGCGCTCAGTCCATTGCGTTTGGTCGCAATCCTGTACTTAGGTGGATGGCGTCCAATGTAACGGTAATGCAAAGCTCCGATGGTCATATTAGACCAGACAAAAAGAAGTCCACCGAAAAGATCGATGGCATCGTGGCTCTTATTATGGCTATCGGTCGTTGGATCGTTTCCCAAGACACTACCAGCGTCTACCAGAAGCGGGGGATCATTACGCTATGAGCACGGCACAGCCCAAGCGATCGCGCTCGAAGAAAACCTCCGCACGGTCGTACGGCGGGTGGGGTGCTTTGGTTAATGCAACAGCGGGCACCGAGGCGAATATCCGTATCGACGAGCAAACCGCAATGACATGCTCGGCGGTGTATGCGTCGGTACGGCTGCTGTCTGAAACGATTGGATCTCTACCGCTTGTGGTCTATGAGCGGCAAATGGACGGTAAGCGACGTGCTGATGATAACGCGGTGTATCGCGTGTTGCACGACACCCCAAACCCGTTCATGTCTGCGATGGTATTCCGCGAAACAATGATGTGCCACGTGCTTTTGTGGGGCAACGCCTACGCTGAAATTATTGTAGACGGCTTGGGCGTGCCGCAGGCTTTGTACCTCGTCGAGCCATGGAGGGTAAAGCCAGAGATTCGGCGTGGTGAGTTGGTGTACGTGGTGCGCGTGGGTGTGTCGGAAGATGGGCGAGTACAGCAAGAGCGTGTCATTAGTTCTGCCGATATGCTCCACATTCCAGGGCTGGGGTTCAATGGGCTTGTTGGTCAATCCGTGATTGGTTGGGCAAAGGAGACGATTGCAGTATCCATCGCGGCTGATCGGTTTGGCTCATCGTTCTTCGGCAAGTCCGCTCGACCTTCTGGAGTTCTCCAACACCCAGGCCAGCTCGACGACGAAGGGGCACGGCGTCTCCGCGATTCGTGGCAGACAACCTATGGCGGAAGTGGAAACGTCGGCAAGGTAGCTGTTCTCGAAGAGGGTATGACCTTTAACCCGATTTCGATTCCACCCGAAGATGCTCAGTTTTTGGAGACGCGGCAATTCCAGGTCACTGAGATTGCTCGATGGTTCCGAGTTCCTCCGCACATGATTGGCGATCTGTCGCGGGCGACCTTCAGCAACATCGAGCACCAGGGCATCGACTTCGTCGTTCACTCGGTTCGCCCGTGGTTGGTCAGGTTGGAGCAAGAATTCAACCGCAAGCTATTCACGCAAGGACCATTCTTTTGCGAGCATCTTGTTGACGGCTTGTTGCGTGGCGACATCGCCAGCCGCTACAACGCCTACGCGATTGGTCGTAACTGGGGATGGCTGTCGGCGGACGACGTGCGGCGGATGGAGAACCTTAACCCGCTCCCGGACGGCCAGGGCGAAAGCTATCTCATTCCAACCAACATGATGAGGGCTAATCAACCTGCACCAGAAACACCACCACAAGAGCAGCCGCCAGCCGCAACACCTGCTGCACGTTCCGCCCATCGCGAAGCTATTCGCGACGCCGCACAGCGGATGGTGGCCATTGAAAACAACTCGATGCGCCGGCAAGCTCCCAAGGGCGTGGCGGCGTTTCGAGTCTGGGCCGATGGCTTCTTTGATAAGCAGGCTAACCGAATGTCGCAGGCGTTGACACCTTCGACGCGGGCTTACATGGAAAGCGTTGGCGACGATCGAGACACCGACGGAATCATTGCTGGAATCATCACGCGGCACCTTTCAGATTTGAGAATTCAACTAGCAGATGCTCAGGCATCTGACTCAGATTTGGCGAGCGTGATCGATAGCCTTGCGGCGCGTCGTGAATCGGATGTGGTCGAAAAACTCGTCTCTCAATTGATGGAGGTGTAACGTGGATATCGACAAGAGACTAATTGAAGGTGACATTGAACTTCGGGAAGAGGGCGGCAAACGCACCGTAACCGGCTATGCAGCCGTCTTCAATTCGTTCTCAAAGGATCTTGGGGGGTGGAGGGAAGTCATTAAAAAGGGGGCGTTTACTGAAGCCTTAGCCAGTGGCGGTGAGGTTCGAGCATTTTTCAACCACGAACCAAATATGCTACTTGGTTCCACTGTCGCTGGCACGGTTCGGCTAACAGAAAATCAGCGCGGGCTGAAATATGAGATCGATTTGCCGGACACGTCCTACGCTCGCGATCTCGCGGAACTGATCAATCGGAAAGACGTTCGCGGGTCATCGTTCGCTTTTCAGGCAACAGACGAAGACTGGCGAGAAAACGGGCGACTCCGCGAAGTTCGCTCAGTTATTTTGCATGATGTTTCCATTGTCACCAATCCAGCGTACGAAGCGGCGCAAGTGGTCTCGATGCGATCAATGGAATCTCACAAAGCAGAGGTCGAAAAAGCCAAAGCCCAACACGACCACCTTGAGTTGGAGATTTATCTAATGAAGCAGAAAGGATTTACTCCAAAATTCTTGACGTAACAAAATATTCAAGATAGCATCTTAAGAGCGGCCAGCCTTTGTTGGTTGCTCACAATTTAACCAGTCATCACGCCGTTGCGTGTCGAGTCTGGCGGATGTTTCAACGAAACAACCGTCGGGAGGATACGCACCGGCGTTTGGCGTCTATCTCCCGACATCAACGGGAGATACACATGCCGAGCATGAAGGAAATGGCGGAGGAGCGAGTTAAGCTCCTTACCGATCTGGAAAAGAAGCTGGAAGCGGCCAAGGCCGAAACTCGCAAATTCAACGACGACGAAAACAAGCTCATCGTTGAAACCAAAACCAAAGTTGCCGATCTCGATCAAAAGATTGCCGATCTAAGCAAGGTCGAGGAATCGCTTGCCGAAGTTCGCAATCTCCAACAATCCGCGCCCAAGATCATGACCGAATCCCGCACGCAGACCGGCGCGATCGAAACGGCACCAGGCGAGAAACGGGACCGGATTCCGGCCAACGTTATTCAACGTCGGCACATCAAAGGCTTTGACGGCCCGGACGCCAACTACCGCGCGTATCGCGCTGGCCAGTGGGTTTTGGCGGCTTTGTTTGGTCGGGAAGATTCCCGGCAGTGGTGCAAAGACAACGGCGTCGAGCTTCGCGCGCTGTCCAGCAACAACAACTACCTGGGCGGCTATGCTGTCGTTCCCGAGTTTTCCACCGCGATCATCGACCTTCGTGAGCAATACGGCGTCTTCCGTCGCGAGTCTCGCGTTGTGCCGATGAACAGCGATACGTTGCTGATTCCCCGACGTGATGGCGGATTGACCGCGTATTTCGTCTCGGAGAATTCGCAGATCACCGACAGCGATAAGGCGTGGTCTCAAGTCCAGTTGACCGCGAAGAAGCTCGGCACGCTTACGCGATGGCCAAGCGAGCTGAACGACGACGCGGTTATCAATATCGCTGCGGATCTCGCATCGGAAATCGCGTGGGCATTTGCTCTCCGCGAAGATCAGTGCGGATTCCTTGGGGACGGCACCAGCACGTATGGTGGCGTGTTCGGCGTGGTTCCAAAGATCGATGATGGAACGCATACCGCATCGATTGCTACCGCTGACGTTGGTGATACCAGCTTTGCTTCACTTGATCTCGACGACTTCCATCGAGCAGTTGGCGTACTGCCGCTGTACGCTCGCGCTAACGCGAAGTGGTACATTTCGAGCGCTGGATTCTCCGCATCCATGGAGCGGTTGGCGTACGCGGCTGGCGGTAACACCAAGTCGGAGATTGCTGGCGGGTCCACCCTGTCGTTCCTCGGTTATCCGGTCGTTCTCTCCCAGGTGCTTAACTCGACGCTCACCACCCAGACTAGCACCGTGCTGGCTTTGTTTGGTGATCTGCGTCTTGCCACCACCTTCGGCGATCGGTCGGGCGTCATGGTCGAAACGTCGCGTGACCGTTACTTCGAGTTCGATCAACTCGCCATTCGCGGTATCGAGCGATTCGACGTTATCGCGAATGACCTTGGCACCAACAGTGTGGCAGGTCCGATGGTTGCAGTGAAGACGGCGGCCAGCTAACCCACAAGATCAAAGGAGATTTGACACATGATTGCAGCACAGGCAGAACGGGTAAGCATGCCGCTTGCCCCCCAGAACGTAACGCAGGGTGCGACGGCAACAGCCAACATCGACACCCGAGGCGCAAAGTACGCTTCCATCAGCGTACAGCTTGGAAGCAACACGAATGCCGCTACGTCGGTCAACAATGTCACACTGGCTCTTAGTCAGAGCGACACCACCAACGCAACGACGTTCGCCACAGTTGTTTCAAACGTGACCGTATCTGGTACCGCAACCGCACTGTACGAGTACAAGGTGGATTTGCGTGGCAAGTCTCGATACCTGCGGCTGGCGGTGACGCCCGGCACCACCACCAATGATGCCCGCATCATTTGTGCGAATGCTCGTCTGTCGCGGCTGGATGAAAATCCGGGCACCGTCGCAAGCACCACCAACGGCTTCGCGCCGGCTGGGCAGGTCATTGCCTAATGTCCCTACGCGGTGTGCTCTACATCGTATGGGGTGAAGCGGAAGGTTTGCTGCACCGGTCAATTGATTCGGTGCGGCAAACCAACCCTGCCTTGCCAATCAAAGTGGAGTGGGTTCCCAAGGAATCCAACCTACTCGTAAAATCCAAGATGGATCGGTGGAGCCCGTTTGACACAACGCTCTATCTGGATGCGGACACGGTGGTTATGGGCGATCTGTCGTACGGTTTTGAATCCGCTGAGCGTCATGGACTGTCGTGCTGTATTTGTGAATGCCCGCACGCGAAAAGATACAAGCAAATGCCGGCAACCGTTGAGTACAACACCGGCGTAATGTTCTGGAAGAAATCGAAGCAAACCACCGAACTATTCGAGCACTGGCAGCGATCGTGCGAACTGGACTCGTCAATTGAGTGGTTTGATCCAGATGGTACCCATCGGCGGATGGAAACAAACGACCAGGGTCCATTTTCTCGGGCTGTTTATGAGACTGGATTTAATCCGCATGTGCTGCCGATCAACTGGAATTTCCGTCATCGGTGGCATAAGTCGTGGTTTGGGTCCATCAAGATCTGGCACGACTATGACGATCCACGCGGCCAATTAACTGAACGTCACCCAATGGAGTTCTTCATCAGTGGCTAGTGCAACGATTGCAGCCGTGGCAAGCATCCCCCGCATCGGGTGGAATGATTTTTGGGGTGGAGCATTTGAGGCTCTATCTCATCGCGGCATCCCGCTTCGTCGGCACAGTGGGGCGTACTGGGAACAGGGGATGCAATCTATGTTTGCGGATTGCATTCGTGATGGTGTCGATTGGATTCTGACGCTGGACTACGACTCGACTTTCACGGCTGACCAGCTTGACCGAATGCTATGGTGGTTCGGGAATAACGAGCACATGGACGCACTGGCCCCGCTACAGATCGGACGCGGGCGAGAGGCCCCGCTATTCTCGAAGCGTGGGTGTAGTGAATTGACCTTCGAGACAAGCAAGCCATTCCGGGTTGACTCGGCACACTTTGGATTGACGCTCATTCGTGCGAGCAAGCTGGCTCACATGGAAAAGCCTTGGTTTTGGTCACAGCCTGGGGCGGATGGATCTTGGGGAGATGATCGCATCGATGCAGATATCTACTTCTGGAACAAGTGGTACGAGGCAGGTAATGCGGTCTATGTCGCTCCCGATGTTCGCATTGGTCATTTGCAGGTCATGGTTAGCGACTATGACGCAAACTTCGCACCGCGACATAGCTACGTGAACAAATGGCTTAAGGAGGTGTCGAGTGCCAAAGACGTACCAAGTGATTAGAGCGTTTAAGCTCGATCCGTTCATGTATCGTCGAGGCGTGTTGATTGGTGAAGGACAGGAAGTCAACTTTCAGCACGGAATGCTGCAACGACTGATCGATCGTGGATGCGTCCAGGAGGTAGCAATCGATGGGACTGATCGACGAAGTGAGCAGCGTCAGTATCCGTCGGATCGTGGCCCCATCGGTGGAGCCAGTGACGTTGGCGGAGTTCAAGACGCACGTCCACGAAGACCTGTCAGACGCAACAAATGACACGTACATGACTTCGTTATTGCTGGCCGCTCGGGAGTGGTGCGAGCAATACACCAAGCGGTCATTTATTACGCAGTCGTGGTCTATGCAAATGCAGGCGTTGCCGGCAAGTGACCGCATCTATTTACCTCGTGGGCCGATCCAACTGGGCGGGTCGCTGGCTATCATCACGGTCCAGACGAATGGCGTCGGAAGTGTGTTCTCGTCGTCAAAATACAATCTGGAGCAATTGACGAATTCACTTCGTCTAATTCCTCCGAATGACTGGCCAACCTATGACACTGGATACCCCTGGCCTGTGAAGATTACTTACACGGCTGGTTATGGCGCGGCGGCATCAGCAGTCCCGGAAACGATTAAGCTGGCGATCAAGCACTTAGCATCGTTCTGGTATGAGTTCCGTCATGGGGCTCTTGATTCTCGATCAAAGGAATCTCCACCCGAGCAAGTGAAACGCTTGTTATCAGGCTACCGCCTACCGGAGTTCGCCTAATGCAAACAATGGATCCAGGACAATTAAAGCACCGCATTCAGATCCAAACGAATGCGACAACGGCCAGCAGCGATCTCGGGCAACCTATCGACGCATGGACGACCGTAGCGACGGTATGGGGTAGCATCGAGCCATTGAGCGGAAGGGAGGCTTTCTACGCGCAGCAGGTGCAGGCCGACGCGTCGCACAAAGTAATCATTCGCGGGAATCAAACAATCAACACAAAGCAGCGACTTATTCACGAGTCGAGAACCTTTAACATCGTTTCAATCATGGATGACGAAGAAAAGAAGCGATGGAAAACCCTGATGGTAACGGAGGCGGTGTAGGTGGGCGTTAAGCTGTCGATCCAGATCGATGGGCTTGCCGAACTTGGCAAGCAGCTTGAAGCCCTTCCTGCGAAGGTGGCAAAGAAGATCTTGCGCCCAGCGATCCGAAAGGCTGCTAAGCCCGTGGCAGCCGAATGTAAAGCTACTGCGCCAGTCGGGCCCACCGGCAATCTCAAACGATCTTTCAAGGTCCGTGCGATGAAGCTACGCGGCCGGCGACGGAAGAACGGTGTTGGTGTCGTCATTACATCGCCTGGGTCTGGCCGGGCTCCGCATGCTCACCTAGTCGAAAAAGGAACGCAGCTTCGGCGTAAGAAAAGCGGTGCGGCTACCGGCATCATGCCGGCAAACCCATTCATGCAACGTGCTGCGGAAAAAACATTCCCGACGGTCGTGGGGATCTTCAAAAACGAACTATCCTCCCGTATTGCGGAGGTGATGCGTGGAAGCTGATCTCCGCACTTATTTGGTAGCTCAGACTGATATCTCTGCGGCGGTGTCGTCACGCATCTATTTACTTGTGGCCCCCCAGACGGCTACCCGTCCACTCGTGATCTTCCGGCTAGTCCAGTCTGATGGGCTTGACACCCTTAACGACACAACCGGCTTGGTCCGTACTGATCTTGAAATCGAATGCCAGGCTACCACCGACATTGGCGCGAAGTCGCTTAAAGAATTGATCAGGCGGAGACTACACACGTATCGCGGCACGATGGGAGGCACGTTCATTTGTTCATGCCTACACACGTCGGAGAGCGATGATTACATTCCTCCGCAGACCGCGAGCGACACAGGGATATACGTTGCGTCGATTGGTTTCGACGTGATTCACACCAGGAGTGTTCCACTAGTCTAGGAGAGCAGAAATGCCAGACGTAGGTAACGGCTGCACGATTGCGATTGCAGGATTTACGGCCAATGTGGAATCCATCCAGATGCCATTTGGCAGCCGCGATTCGATCGAGACGAGCCACTTAGGGACCACCGGGTTTCGCACGTTCATGCCAACCGACCTGGTTGACCCCGGCGAAATCCAAGCCACATTCCAGTATGACGGGGCGTCGTCGTCTCCCCCTGTCACAGCGACGGCGGCAACCGTGACGATTACCGTTCCTGCGCCACCCGGAAACACCAACACCAACACGTATGCGGTGGCGGCATTCATCACAGATGGCGGTTCGCCTGAGATGACCAACGACGATTTGATGCGTCATACGGTTACGCTCAAATGCACCGGCGCTTACACCCACACTTAAGGAGAAGTGATGTCGAAGGTAAAAGCAGTCGAAATCGATGGCGAGATTTACCACGTACGCAAGGTGCGTGCGGGTGAATATTTTGCTTGCGAATTCAACGACGCATCGGCCAGAGACAATTGCTTAAAGCTATTGTCGATCGGGCTGAGTAATGAGGACGGAACAAGAAAATTTCCAGCGAATGAACACGGGCAAGTAACGGCTGAGTCAACGTCTTTCATCGAAGACTTACCGGCTGTTGACTGTTTGCTTCTTGCTAAGGAAGTGACCGACTTCAATGGGTTCTCGGATCTGGAAAAAAAATAGATGACCGGGAGTGGTTTGTTCATGTTCTGGCGCTCGCCCTTGGCAAGCACCTGCACGAAATTGAATCGCTCCCGGCGAGTGAAGTGGTGCGTTGGATGAACTTCTATGCACAAGAGCCTTTTGGCCTGGTGCGTGACGATCTGCGGTGCGGCATCATCGGGGCCGCTGTAACTCAGCCGCATGTGAAAAAGGGAAAGACGGTTAGACCAGCGGACTTCATGCCGAAGTTCCGCGAGCGATACCGGCCTTTCTCGAAGGCTGCACTAACAGCCACCACAAACGCGTTAGTGGCTTGGCTGGAAAGGAAGAATAATGGTCACAGCGGCAAGTCTTAATGTCAACGTCACTGCCGGCATAGCGGGCTTTGAGGCCGGCATGAAGCGGGCAACGTCGATTCTTGGGAGTTTCTCAAAGGCGTCGGTAAGGATTGAGAACACCTTTACGGTTGCGTCTGTTGCGATTCGTGGGGCGTTGTTCGCGATGGTTAAGCAATTTTCCGATGCTGGCTCGGAGGTGTTCGACCTATCAAAGAAAACAGGAGCCAGCACCGAAGCGTTGTCCGCACTTGGGTATGCCGGCAAGCTCAGCGGTGTGTCGCTCAGCGATCTTGGCGGAGCATTAGCCAAGATGAATAAGAATCTTGCCGAAAGTCCCGGCAAGTTTTCTGCCTTGGGGCTGGATGTTAAAAAGCTGCAAGGGCTGTCAACGGAAGACCAATTCATTGCGATTGCAGATGCGATCAGCAAGATACCAAATCAAGCGCAAAAGACGTCGCTCGCAATGGGGATTTTCGGCAAGTCGGCCACGACTCTTTTTCCTTTGATTGATGGTGGATCCGAGTCACTGAAAACGGCAACCGACGAAGCAAGAAAGCTTGGGGTTGTGCTCTCCAAAGACTCGGCAAAGAAAGCCGATGACTTGGGTGACAGCTTTGACAAGCTCACATCAGCAGCCAGCGGGCTAAGCAAGGCCGTTGGTGAATCGCTGTCGCCAGTCTACACGAAGTTCAACGAAAACCTTACGGCACTGATTGCACCGATCACCGACTTTGTGAAAAAGAATGAAGACCTGTCCGCGATCGCGTTGGCGGTGGCTACATCGCTAGCGGGTGTCGCTACCGCAATGTGGGGCGTTCGGCTTGCGGCATTAGCAGTGGCCCCATCAATCAAAGCTGTCACTGTGGCTGTGACATTGCTTAGCAAGAATCCTCTTGTGGCTTTAGGGATTGCCATAGCATCGGCTGTGGCTGGCTTCCTTTCTTTTACCAGTGCTGGTCAAAAGATTGTGTCATTTATCTACGACAACATCGGAAAAGCTTTTGAGTGGATGTCAAACAAGATCTCGGAATTTCTTGATCAGTTCGGCGAGATAGGGAAAAGCCTCAAAGGATTGCTTGGTGTTGGTGGTCCGGCTCCACAGGCCAACACTGCCACACCGCCCATGGACATCAATGAAAGCAACCGCATAGCGCAAGGATTCGCCGACCTATTTGCCGGACTCAACAAGCCGTCGACGAAATTCGCCAACGCTCTCGAAGCGGCCACGAAACTAGAAGCGGAACGAGCTAAGACCCGCGAACGACCAAACAAGGGAATTTTTGACAACGTCGGCCAGGCGGCGGCTAAGCAGCTTGAATCGGTGCAGTCGGTTTTTGGAAATGCTCTCTTCCAAGTTCTTGGAAAAAATATTCAGAATTTCCGAGAGCAGCAACAAATAGTGGACAACTCACCCAACAAGCAAGGCCCTGACTTGATTCAGGCGGGAACAGCCGCGGCGTTCTCTGTTGGCAAGAACGTCAGTCAACAGCAGACGCAAAACAAGATTGAGAAGAACACGAAGCAGACCTTTGAGGAGATCAAAGGCTTGGCGTCAACACTATCCGCAGGGTTGAAGGTCAACATCAAGAACATTGAGGCGTTTGCCCCATGACAATTCTAGCGGTGACAGAAAACCGAGACTCTCCAAGCGGGTCCACTACCTTCGATGGTGGACCGGTTTATTTCCGTGAATTCACCGCTTACTGTTCGTCTGTGCTTGATGGCCCGAAGACGCTGCTAGGGTCGGGAACGTTTCCTTCTGTGGGCTCGTCATGGCTGTACGGCGGCGAGACTGATCCGTTTGTTATTTGTCAGTCGATCAGCGTTAGCAAGCAGGAAGACCACGGACGCTGGACCGATGGTACGACGTGCTACATCTGGGATGTGAAATGCGAATTTCGCGTTGAGCAAGCGGACAATACAACCCCTCCGAACATACCGGAGAATCCGTTGCTGCGTCCGGTCGTGGTGCGTGGAGGTACGGGCTTCTACACTGAGGCATCCCAGAAAGACAAAGACGATAAGCCCGTAACGAACTCCGCAAAGGAAACATTTCCGCCTTATGAAATCGAACGCCCATTGGTTGAGTTTGAGTTTGTGAGAAATGAGCTTTCTAGCCCAGCAAGCTTCGCACTTAACTATGTCGGAAAAATCAACCAAACGACGATTTGGGGTGGTGCAGCGAAAACAATCCGATGCCAGGGGATTACCTGGGAGAAACAGTACGAGAACGGGTACGAGTTCTTCCAGGTCACTTATAAATTCGCGTACAGAGAAGAAAAGTGGCAACTGGTGTTGGTGGATAATGGATTCAATGAGGTAGTGTCATCAAAGCTAAAGCCTATTTTGCTTGATGATGGATCTAGACCAACGGAGCCACAAAAGCTGAATGGTAGCGGCGTCAAGCTCTCAGACACAGCCGACCCCGTTTTATTGCCACCATTCAACATTTACAAAGAAACAAACTTTGCATCACTCGGATTACCAACATCCATCTAGGAGCAACACATGGCCAACGCTGGGACGTTCGAGGGGGATCTTCAGGTACGCGGCGCTGTCGCGTGCACATCGCTGATATCCTCGTCCGCATCGATTACCGATGCAATGATTGCGGCATCTGGGGGCGGGTCTTTCATCAGTCCAACCAAAATCAAGCCCCGCGTCCCGCTGGGGGCGGCGGACGTCTCGGGCACGGTGGCAACCGGAAATGCTCGGGTGTTTGTTGCACTCGCGGCAGGGACATTGCAGCAGGTTTCGATTGTGATGGATACAGCCCCGACGAGCAGTGACACGGTGGTGATTGATGTTTTCAAATCCACTGGTGGCGGCTCTTATGCAACGGTCCTGTCGTCCACGTTCACCATGAACAACACGCGGACAAATCGCACCGTGTACACCGCGACGATTGCGGACGCGTCCTTCGTCGCTGGGGATATCTACCGGGTGAATTGGACCGTGACGGGGACGAGCGGCCAGGGGCTCTTGGTAGTGTTGCATGGCGATGTCAACCCGTCGTGAGGTGACGCATGGCATATACGCTCGGCGACAAGGCAGCCAAGCAGATCGCGGAAGTCATCCGCGACTACAACGGCCAAAGCGGCGCACCCAATGGGCCGACCTACAACCGTGGTCGGTTCCGCGATGAGTATACCGTCTTTGGCAAGCTCGATGGAACGCTTGCCCGTAATGGCACCGCAACGCTTTCGATTTACAAGCCGGGCACCGCTGGCGGTATTGGCACGGACACAACACAGAATGTGACGATCATTGATATTGGGATGATACCGTCATCAGCGTCACCACTTGCTGCGAATAAGGTTGTGATGGCTCATTACTCGCGCGGCGCGTGGGTTATTGGCGCTTACGAATGCTAGGGTGACGCATGGGAATGGGGCTGGGATTTTGTTGCTGTGGAGTTCCTAACCCATGCGAATTCCTACCTACCACTGTGTCGTTCACACTGACAAGAACAAGTAACTCTGGAAATCGTCGTGGGTGGGATGTTGCAGGAAGGAATGGCTCGCTGTACATGACAGACTTTAGTGACACTGTTACAGGAACAGTTAGCCGAAAGGCTGTTTCAATATCATCTGTTAGGAATCAGCGATGTAATTCAGATAACGATAGCACAACCAGCTTTGGATTTACAAATGGGTTTCTTATAGGTTACCAAGACGACTACTCGTTGAATCGCACAGTACCAAACCCATTTGTTCCAGGAGCTACCGTTGATTTATCAAACATAGGATGTGTTACTTTTGAGTGTGTGACTGAGGCTTTAGGTGGTGTTCAGGCTAGTATTTTTGGTGCTACATACAGCTTCACATCTTCATTTTATAATTTGACTGTTGGCGCATCATGGTCTATATCATCAACCACACTAGAGTACAACGCATCTCCATTTTACTGGCGTGGCGTCTTTAATCCTCGCGCAATCAGTCCTTGCACTGGAAACCCTTTTCTCGACTCGCCCGATCCTATTGGGGAGTTAATTCTAAGTGAGTAAATGTCATGAATGTGAACCAGGGTGGTGCAGAATTCATGAACGTATGATGGCTGTTCACGACGTGCGATTGTGTTCTAGGGATGATCGGTACTTTGAAATGTTTGCGGCAATGAAGCCGTATCAAGTGGAATCTACCGACAATCTTCCATGTATCTACCGCTCACCCCACCCAACCGACCGCGCCACCTGCGGTTGCATCCACAAATGGAAATGGCTTTGCGAACACCCGCAGCGCGGCGGCCAATGCGCGCTCGCCGATTGCAACGCATGCTCACTCTACGAGCCTGACGATGTGACGCAGCCCGAACAACCAACCGCCCCTCAAGGCTTATCCGAGTGACCCCCGCAAACCTTGCACGGACTCAGCCCCCGACGCTTTGCCTCCGCGACCGTGATTTCCTCAACGCTCCCCTTTAGATGCCGGCATCCTTCCGCGTGATACCGGTTCCCGTCCCTGGTCACATGCACGATTCCGTCAACCGGCTCTGGCCGCTCCTCGCCTCGCTCCCGAGCCATCCTCGATCGATAATCCCAAGGAGCCTCGGGGGCTTGCGAGTCCGACCAGAGCCCGCGTTTTGCCTCGCGAGCATCGGCTTCGAGGTCATCGAGCATCTTGGATTTCGAGTATTTTTTGAAGTGCCACGCCCACCCGTCGCGAACCATCTCCTCG